ATTAGATAACCCTTATGTATTACTTTTAGATGGAAAACTAGAAAAGTTAGAAAATTTTAGAATTCCATTAGAAAAAGGTATGGATCAAGGTAGTTCATTATTAATTATAACAGAACACGTACATGAGCAATCATTACGTAAATTGGAATCAATTGTTCTTAGTAACAATGTTAATTTATGTATTATTAAAACACCTGGTTTTGGTCCACATAGAAAAGACTTAATTAGAGATTTATCTGATTTTACAGGTGCTACTGTAATTAGTGATATGACTAAAGAATATAATGATAAAGTATTAGGAAAACTTAAATCTGCAAGTATTAGTAAGAACTCATCTATATTAGTTAAAGATGAAAGCATTGAATTAGAAGATTTAATTATAACCTTAAAAGAATATTCTAAATCAACAGAATTAACAGACTACGATAAAGAACTATTAAAACAACGTATTGATAATTTAACAGGTAAAGTATCTATTATTAAAATAGGTGGTAAAACTGAAAATGAAATGAAAGAACGTTATGATAGATATGATGATGCTGTTAAAGCTGTAGCTTGTGCATTAGAAGAAGGAATTGTACAAGGTGGTGGTATAGCGTTATATAATACTACGATTAATCTTTGTAATTCAAATTTTGGAGAAATTGTAGATGGAATATTTAATGCTTTAGATAAACCTTCTAATATTATAATGGATACTCGAAATTTTAATTATCAAGAAAAAAATATGTTTGATGAAAATATTATAGATCCACTTAAAGTTACAAGAACAGCTTTAGAAAACGCAGTTTCAGTAGCTAAAACAATACTTAGTACTGATGCTATTGTATTAAATGAAATAGAATGGAACAAGAATTAAATGGATTATATAATTTTAATAAATACCAAACTCCTTTAACTGAAGAACTTAAAAATTCTTTACATAAAGAAGTTTGGTTAGATTTATTAGAATATATTAATTCTATTGAATTTATTAAACGATTAATTGCTCCTGAAGAAATTAGAGGTTTTGCTAAAGACAGAACTAAAGATGAAGAATACGATGATGGTAGAATTAAAGTACGTGTAGACAATCCTCACATACTTGAGGATATGGATTACTTTAGAGAACGTGCTTTGTTTTTTGAAAAGCATGGTAAGTATACACTACTTCATCCTAATCCAAATCCTAAATCAGATTATGCTTTATTTTGGAAAGAAGAACTTCGTCGTTGGAAAAATGGTGTAGTACGTGAATCTGATGGAGAATGGATTCCAGGTCAATTATATTTTTATTGGAACTATAGTCCAATATGGTTAGTAGAAACAGTAGGTATTACTAAAGACGGTAAAAAGAAAGGTGAACGTAGAAGAAAGTTTCCAAAACCTTGGTTAGGTGATTATTTATTTTATCACTACATGGAACAAGGTAGACAACGTGGACAACATGGTAAATTATTAAAAACTCGTGGAGTCGGATTTAGTTTTAAGATGGGAAGTATCTCACCATGTAATATGTATACACTACCAGGATCAGGTAACCCTAATTTTCACTTAGCTTCTGAAAAAACATTCTTATCAGGAGATAAAGGTATATGGGGTAAAGTACTTGATACTTTAGACTGGATTGCTGAAACAACACCCCTACCTAAAATGCGTTTAGTAGATGATACTAGAAACATGTATATTCAATTAGGATTTAAAGATGAGTATGGTACACGTAAAGGTATTATGTCTTCAGTATATGGTATATCACTTAAAGATGCACCTGAGAAAGCAAGGGGTATTCGTGGACCATTAATTCATTATGAAGAAGATGGTTTATTTCCTAATCTTGAAAAAGCATGGAATGTAAACTTAAAAGCTGTGGAAGATGGTGATGTAGGATTTGGATATATGCTTGCAGGTGGGACAGGTGGTACTGAAGGAGCTTCGTTCGAAGGTTCTGAAAAACTATTCTATAGTCCAGGTGCATATAATATATATGGTATTCCAAATGTCTATGATAAAAATGCTACAGGTGATTCATTATGTGGATTCTTTTGGGGAGGTTATTTAAATCGTAATGGATGTTACGATGAAACAAATGGTGAGCCTGACGTAATTAAATCTTTGATTGAAATTCTTAAATCAAGATTTAATATTAAATATAGTTCTACAGATCCAAATGCAATTACACAAAAGAAAGCGGAAGAACCTATTACACCTCAAGAAGCTATTATGCGTACAGAGGGTACAGTATTTCCTGTTGCAGACTTAAAAGATTATTTAGAATCTGTAATGATGCAAAGAGATACATTCTTAGCTGAACATTATGTAGGTGAATTAATAAGAGGTCAAGATGGTAAATTAAAATGGAGACTTAATTCAGATAAATATCCTATTAGAAGTTATGATAAAGATACAGCTAATCGTGAAGGATGTTTAGAGATATTTGAAATGCCTAAAGAAAATGCTAATGGTGAAATACCTCGCAGTAGATATATTGCAGGAATTGACCCTATTGATGCAGACGCAGGAACATCTTTATTTAGTATATTAGTTATGGACACTTTTACAGATAGAATTGTAGCTGAATATACTGGTAGACCTAAACTTGCTGAAGAAGCTTATGAGTTAGCTTTACGTATTTTAGAATTTTATAATGCTGAAGCAAATTATGAAAGTAACTTAAAAGGTTTATTTAGTTATTTTGATAAACGTAACTCTTTACATAGATTGTGTGACGTACCTCAAATATTAAAAGATATGGAATTTGTAAAAGGAACTAATCTTTATGGTAATAAAGCAAAAGGTACTTTAGCAAATGCTCGTGTAAATAAATGGGGTAGAGTACTTCAAGCTGACTGGATGTTAACTAAAGCACATGGAGAAGATGAAAATAAATTAAATCTTCACACATTAAGAAGTATTCCTTATATTGAAGAATGTATTAAATGGAATGCTGATGGTAACTTTGACCGTGTATCTGCAGGTATTATGTTAATGATATTACGTGAAGATAGATATAAAAGAACACAAAGTGCAATAAAAAATCAAGATAAAAAATTAGATACTTTGTCTAATGATAATTTTTTTAACAAGAATTACAATAAATCAAAAGCTATTGACGAAATGAAAATAAAGTATTAAATGTTTATTTTTGTTTTGAATTCTTATTAAAATTTTGTATATTGCAAAGTTTAATAAAATTATAACATATGAGTCGTATAAATAACATACAACAACCTAGACAGAAACTTCCGTATAAACAAAAAAATAAAGATTGGCGTAAAGACAATTTAGATTTTGCAGACAGACATTCTTTTTATTATAATTCAGAAGTACGTCAAACATTAAAAAATAAAATTATAAATTTAAATCTTTATAATGGAATTGTTGATGTAAGAGATTTAACAAATGTTGTTAATCCAAATCAACTTGATGCATCATATGTACCTGATAACATACCTCATCATCCAATTGTAGTTCCTAAAATTGATTTACTTTGTGGTGAAGAAATTAAAAGAAGATTTGATTGGTCTGCTGTTGTTGTAAACAGTGATGCTATTACAAAAAAAGAAGAAGATAAAAAAGCTTTTTTAATGCAACGTCTTACAGAATTTTTAGAAGCTAATTATTCTGACGATGAATTAAAAACTAAAATGGAGGAACTTGGTAAATATATGAAATATAGTTGGCAAGATCTTCGTGAGAAGATGGCTAATCAAATATTGAAATATTATTGGCAAGAACAAAACATGGCTGAAAAATTTAATAAAGGATTTAAAGACGCTTTAATTATGGCTGAAGAAGTTTACTTAGTAGACATTAGTCATGATGAACCAGTATTAACTAAATTGAATCCTTTAAAAGTTCACGCTGTACGTTCAGGTAATTCTGATAGATTAGAAGATGCTTCAATTGTTATTATAGAAGATTATAAGTCTCCTAATCAATTAATAGATGAGTATTATGATGAATTAAAATCTGAAGAAATTGATACTCTTTTACATTATAGTACAAACTCATCAAAAGGTGCTTATTCTGAAGATACAGATAATCATACATTATTTAGAGATTCTACTGAGAATATTGGAATGTATGAAAGTCTTTTAGATTTAGCAGAAGTTAATGGTCATGTGTTTGGTAAAAACTATACAGATATTAATGGTAACATTAGAGAGCTAAGAGTAAGATGGAAATCATTACGTAAAGTTAAAAAAATAAAATTTTATGATGAATATGGTCAAGTTCAATATCGTTTTGAATCTGAAGAATATATTCCTGAAAAAACATTAGGTGAAGAATCTACTGACTTTTGGATTAACGAAGGATGGGAAGGAATTAAACTAGGTAAAGATATTTATCTTAAAATGAGACCTCTTCCTGTTCAATATGTAAAAGCAAACAATCCTTCAAAAGGACATTTAGGTATTATAGGACAAGTTTACAATACTAATCAAGGTAGAGCAGTATCATTAATGGATAGAGCTAAAAACTATCAATATATGTATGATGCATTGTGGGATAGATTAAATAAAGCTATTTCTACAAATTATGGTAAAATACTTGAATTAGATTTAGCTAAAGTTCCTGCAGGTTGGGAAATTGAAAAATGGATGCACTTTGCAGTAGTAAATAAGATTGCTGTAATCGATTCATTTAAAGAAGGTAATCATGGTGCTGCTCCTGGTAAACTTG